GATGCTGGCCAACGTCAGCCCTTCCGCGAGCGAAATGGCTAGCGGAGCCTCTGCCGCCGCCGCGCCATAGCTTGCAATAGTCGCCAGCGTGGCCGGAGTGGCCCAAATAGCTGATTGTGCCGCCGCAATTGGCACGAGTGCCGCCGTCGATGCCGTCTGAAGCGCTTCACCTGTGACAGCCATTAAAAGCTGTGTGGCGATCCAGCGCACGCCCATTTCGACGATTGCGCCGATAATCGACGTGAGTATCTGATTGGCGATGCCCATCAAGGCTTGCCCCCAAGACTTGGTGCCCATAATCAAACCGGTGATTCCGTTCGAAATCGAATTGATGGCACCCATGAATACCGACTGAAAAGATTTTGCAGCCTGTTGGGCAACAGTGCCAAATGTGTCGCGGATTGAAACGGATATCCGCGCAAATTGGGAGGTAAAGGAAGTGAGGGACTTCGCGTCGTTGGATTGCTTCGACAGGTCGTTGATCTGACTCTGGATTTTGTACAGTTCCTTCGCCGTGGCGATTTTCTGCCCCTCGTTGGTCGCGGACTTATTCAACCTCTCTTCCGCCGAAGCCTGACCTAGCAACGATTTCAACTGCGCATCGTAAATCGGAATCAGCTCCTGCGCTTTTTCCGCTTTCGTTTTGTACGGATCGCTTTCGATGAGCTTGAGCTGGATCTTGTACGCCGCATCCTGTAGGTCGTTTAACGCCTGCTGCGTCTTAAGGTCTTCGTTTGTCGGCCCGGGTGTGAAGGTTCCCGCGCTAATCGCACCGCCAGATTTCGCGGCCGGAGCGGATTTCTGGCCAGTCCAGAGACCAGAAAGAAAATCGCTCAGCGCAACCCACTGCTTTTTGACGTCATCAACGAACAGCTTCATTCCATCATTTTGATTCTGAAGCGATTTCAGGAACGCGGCAGCGGAGGTTTCACCGACCTGCTTGACGTCAGCATACAAAGCCTTCGAATCGCTCTGGACCTCGCTAATGGTCTGCTTTATAACTTGCGCCGCCTTCGTATATTGGCCAGTGGCGACAAGGTAAGCAGTTTGGCCAGCGGCAATCGCTGCGCTTTGTAAATCAAGAAAAAGCTGGATCGTGTCATCAATCGCCTTGGCTACTTCCAGTAAGACGGCTTTGACCGTCGTCATGGCGAGGTGAAAGTTATCGACGTAGACATTCGCGACAATTCCAATCGCCTCACCAAGCTCGTAAAAAGCCAGCCCAAGAACAGAGACGATGGTGATGAGACCTTTGGCGATTCCTGCCAGCGCCTCGACTGCCGCGCCATTCGTGTTTATTGAATCGGTCGAATCCTTCAACAGCTTGACCATCTGAAGCAACGAAGGAAGCAGCTTATTTGCGACTGATACCCAAATCATTTCAACTTGCTCGTGTAGCTCACGAAGGCTCTGATTGAACTCCGTAGCCTGTGCGACCGATTCGTCGGTGATAGGACCGCCAGCGGCCTGCATTTTCTGAATACCTTCCGACCCTTGGTTGAGAATCGGAATCAGCTCGCGACCCGCCCGGCCGAAAAGCTCCGTCGCGGTCCGCGCCTTTTCCACGCCATCGGCATGGGTCGCGAACCATTGCGCGGTTTGCTGCAAAAGAACGTCGGTCGTTTTTAGCGTCCCGTCGGTGTTGACCAGTGAAACGCCCATCCGGTCGAACGCCTCTGCAAATGATCCGCCCTTGGTCGCCGCGTCAAAAATATTCTGCGCAAAGCGGCCAAGAGATGTATTCATCTCTTCCAGTCCGACACCGACGCGGTTTGCCGCTTCACGAAACGAAACGAGAGTCGCGACCGAAAGCCCAGTCTTGGACGACAATCGCCCAATGGATTCCTCAAGATTGATGGCGTCCTTGACGGCGTCCGTCAGCTTGTTGAACCCTTCGAACGAGGCGTAGCTGGCGATTGCTTCCGCCGCGATATCCTTCAGTCCGCGAGAAGTTTCCGCGATGAATTTATTAAGTTCACCCAGGGCATTCGCCGTGCGCAAACTCAATAGGACTGAAATTTCTTGGCTCATAACTCGTCAACTAACCGGCTCTGCATTTCGCGCCACTGATCTTTATCGAACATCGCCGCCACCGCTTGGGACAGCATCAAAACGTGACGGGCTTGGTCTTTGCGGTGACCAGCATCGAGCGCCTGAAGCCATTCGATACTGGAATTCAAAACCTCGCCACGGGACAGCCCTACTGAGGCTGCAACCCGTGCCGTGAATTGTTCGAGGGTTTCTCGTCGGCCTTCGCCTTCGCCGCTGCTATCACATGCGCAGACATCGAATTCAGCCGCTTGGCCAGCTTCGCCATTTGTCTGTCCGCATATACGAAAAAACCGCCGTTGATTTCCTCCAATATTATACGGACAGATTCATAACTTTCCGGGGAAAGCGAGAGTATGAATTTCTTGTCCCGGCCGGTGACAATGGCCGCAAGCTCGAATTCATCATCAATTGCCGCGAATGCGCGCTCGTAATCCTTGAGTGAAATTTGATGGATAGACACCGTTTCTGTCGCACCTTCAGAGCTGGTGACTTCGATGTTTCTACTGCCGAGTATAGTTGTCATGTTGCCTTTCTTTCTGCGTTGCGGTTATGGATTCCCGCGTCCAAGGAAGTTTTGAAACGCCTGGACAGCGGAAAAATAATTGCTGGCCTGTGACAGCGTGAATGCGAAACCAAACGACGCCGCCCGCATTTCGGCCGGAGATCCAGCCGAGTCTAGATTACCGCGCAACACCAGCAGCCGGTACGGTGTCGCCTTGTTGGTCGCCGTCGCTGTGATCGAATTGTTTGTGTAATCGGAAATAAAGATGTTCGTACTAATCAATCGCTGAACGAGTTGATTGCCACCGACCGGAGGACCGCCGCCGGGAATATCGCCGGAAAATACGTCGCCGCATGGCGAGTTGGTAGAAGCGCCAATACCGAACGAGAGACGGGCGCCCGAGGTGCCAAGGTTGTTGCCCATGTATCCAAGGCCGTTCGTATATTGATTATTGACCCATCCGTAAATGTGGAATGAATTCGTCGTAAACCAGTTCGTGTCGTCAAACTCAGTGTTGCCCCACGCCCTGGACCATCCGCCGCCCCACCCAGAGCCGGACGCATCATCCCATTTGTCGGATACGCCCGTAGCCTTAAATACGATGTTGCTTGGATCGTAACGAGAGCTTGGAGAATATGAGGTGCCATTGGTGTCACCCCATCCAATCGTGTACTGAGTGCTGACAAGATTCTGTGCGCACGAATTAGAATTGCCGCCGACGAACGGATAGAACGCAACGAGATTCGTCCAGCAGTTGTTTGTCTTCAGCGTGTTCACAAGTTGCTGAACCGCCAACTGCGTTCGAAGGTCCCATACACCAGCACGCTTAACGAAACTAATGGCGTTGGTATCCGTCACGAGCGGGCTAATCGGCGTGACGATTGGTGGAGCGTTTGTTGCGCTCGTTGGGGCCGGCAGGGGAATAACCCCCTGTGATTTACACAACGGCGTCAGTATTAGCGGCAGGAGGCACAGAGCCAGAAGTAGCTTTTTCATCTTTTTTAATCGGTTGGTTTTTGGTCAATGGGTTGATTTCGAATAAAGGCTTCGGATCAGCCTTTTCCCATTCGTCCTTTTTGATTTCACCTAAGTTCATACGGTGCCTACGTTATTTTGTGAATAGAGCAAGGATGCCGTGTACTCCGGCTTGGTCAGGGTCTTCGGAGCGCCCTTGAGAGCGGACTTTAACTGAACGAAAGCCCAGCTCTGCCAGTTCAAAATCAGGTTGTTGTTATGGTCGTACTTTTGCGCTTTTAGGATGCCACGCACGCCCGGAGCGCCGCCGCCGTTCGGATTCGCCTGCGTGTTGGCAGAGCCGAATAGCTGCGCCGTGTTGAGCGCGAGCTGGATCGCCAGCGAATCAACTTGCAGTAGCGTGAAAGAAACTTCAGGTAGCGCATACGGCGAGATTTTGTCAATCGCCTGCACCGCGCCTGGGGACGGAGCAAGGATATCTTCCGCCGTGGCGATCTTCGGATCAAGGTCGAAGCTTTCGCATGCGCCAAGGGCATACGACGGCCACGTCGGTTCGTTCTGGTCTGGCCATGTGCCGTACTGCGAAACAACGCCGCCAGCCGGGGAGGTGAAATTGGAGCCGACTGGAATCAACCAGAAATGCGCCCCAATGAAGAGAGGTTTTTGTGTCCATGCCATAAATTTTATGTGTTAATTGTTACAGGTTTCAAAGGGGGTTGTTTGACCAACAGCGGAGACCAAGCGAGATAGCCGGGCGCAATCTCGTAGCTGTGCGCATTCAACAACTGAATGCCGCCGCCACGATGGACTGCGTCGAAAGCGAATTGAGAACAGAAAACAGCGTTGCGGGCGGAATCGTCGGATGCTTCGCCGATGATGTTACGCACGCCCGGAAGAAAGCGGAAAAGGTTGGCGATGGAATAATCTTCGCCTTCCGTCAGACACGATATGCAATAGGCCACCGTGGCCGCTTCTTGCGCAGTGGTAATGCCTGCTACTCCAAACACGTCAACGCCCGACAGCTCCGCGTCGCTGAGGGTGCGTCTCCGCACATGCGGGAAAAACGCCTCAATGATTTCGTTCTTGGCCTCATCGATCAAGATGGCCGCATGCACATAAGGCTCGCGGGTAATCTGCTTGATCGCCCAAGAAAGAGGGTCGTTGACGTGATGTTGGAATAGCAGGATTTTCATTTTATACCGTTGCGGCAGCGGTGACGTGCGGAGCCGTCAGGCTGGCTTTGGCGTTCGACACATACGTATCATAGCTGGTTTGAGCGGTTGCCAATACGGCTTGAATATCAGCCGTTGTGACGGATGGTTTTTCGGCCAGTGCAACGAGCTGGCTAATCCATTGGATTGCCGAGGGGCCGAAGGTGGCGAGCAGTTGTGCGATGAGTGCAGCGGACATAATTAATTTCCTCCTTCGATTTGGGTTATGAGCGTGGTTAAGGGCGCGGCAGCAGCCGAGAGGCTGGCGACGATTGTTGCGAGCGTGGACGTATCGCCGGAGGACTGCGCGGCCACCCAAGCGTTGCATGCTGCCGTGTAGGCGAGCTGATATTGTCCATAGACTTGGCGCACCTGCTGTTCTTGCGCTTCGGTCACGTGCCCCTGAGCGTCCCAGGTGGCGTAACCTTTCATGGCGAGGTCAACGGTTTGCTCGACGCCGGCAAGCGTTTTGCCGGTGGTATCGCTCACAGATTTGCATCCGGTGGCGAGACCAACGACAAGGCATGTGATTGCGAGGAACGTGAGTATTTTTGCTTTCATGGTTTTGTTTCTTTCGTTTGTCCAGCGCCCGCCTGCTCGTCCGAGATGTGATTGTCGCGGGCAAAATAGCCCGTCAATGCCATCGCGCACGCGGCGATGCAGCCGGAAATCTTTGTGACCATCGGAGTGAAATTGAACGTTGCGACCGTTGTAGCCACAGCCGCCGCCGCTCCGCAATAGGTTGTATATTTCGATTTCATTTTAGGGGTTTTCCTGTGCGGTCAACGACGACAGCAGATAGGACGGCCAGGTCGCTTTTGACGCCCGCTACATCCGCCGTTAGTTGGGAGACCTGCTCTGACACGGAGTTAATCTTCATATGATCCTCTTCGACCGTATGTTTGAAGCCGCCGAAATAGATCAAGAAAGAGCACGCCGCTATAATCAAAGCAACAGTATCAAAACTGATTTCCTTTTTAAATGTGACTCCTTGGACAGATTTAATCGTCATGATGTTGAGCCTCCGAAAGCCGACATCCGAACAAAGCGGATATGGTACGCGAGCAGGCCGGGGTCGAAATTGATCAGTTCGAACGCGTCAGACGCCAGTTGAAATTTCTGCATGTTGTTCTCCGGCGGAATGGAAAGGACCGCCGCAACGATGTCCTGAATTCGGCTGTTGACCCATTCGTCAGCATCGTCGAAAGGTGTGGTGTCAACGTTGTCACCGCCGACGCCCTGGATTATCTCCGCACCGACACCGCGCAAATTCGCGTTCGGAATCGCCGTCAACATGATTGGCGAAATCTCGAACCGGACGACGATCAGGCAATCAATGCCGCTAACCAGTGCCATCTCGCCGTCGGAATGTCCCCGGGCTGGGGGCCAGACGCTGATTGCGTAGCCTGCGCCTTTGCTGCTGGAATCTAATGCGGCCTCGATAATATTCTTTTTATCGCCAAGATCCTTGAAGACGGTCGTCGCCGCATTCGGCGCGAACGTAGGATGAGCAGCAATGGCACCCTGAACTGTGGACATGAGAGAGGTGAAGATCATGACAATCCAAACCTCCCAATGTCTTCACCAAGCTTCCGCTTGACGTATTTCAGGGTATCATCCGTCGTCTCTTTGACGGCCTCATTCAGGACGGTTTCTTGCTTTGCCTTTTCGAGACCTTCGACGGCATCCGAGTACAAATCATTATGGCGCCCAACCCAATGGAGCAGGGCGAACTTCGTTTCGGCATCAACTGAGAGCGTGTAATTGGACAGCGTAAAATCGTAGCGACTGTTTACGTCCCGCACTAAATCTTCAATGCCGGAGCCCTGCAACGGGCGGGGGACTGCGTAAGCCGAGAAGCCGCGCCCGCTCTCGCGGATGTTCAGCTCACGCTCAACTGCCAGCGCCTGAAGGTTCATCCGCTTCCCGTCCTTTTCAATCTCCGGTGCCATCGCAATAACTTTGCCGCGACCTGTTTTTCCACCGCGCACATTAAGGTAATTTTGGCCGGTAGCCACCGACGTCACGGCACCATACTTCCCGGCGATGTCAGCCAGGACGGCTGGACGCACATGCACGCCGCGACCGCCGCGCAATGCGGCTAAATTCGCATCACGAATCGAACCTTTCGCGGGCGCAAGTTTCTTTAGACCGCTGAGGATGTTTTGAGCCAGGTCTTTGCCCTTCTTCGCCACAATCTCTTGTTCCGTCTTGCCAGATGCCTCCGCGTAGGCACGCAGAGTCTTCTGAAGCCGGTCAAGGTTGAATTGGAGTTCGACGGCGATCATGCTGTTGGTATTTGGGACGGCACGCAGTAGCAGACCCACGTGATATCCGAATGGATGATGTAACTCACTCGATGCGAGAATCCGAGCGAGTCAATAAAAGTGTTTCCGGCGACAGGCTGGCCCGCAAAATCAGCGATCAAGAATTCAATCACCGTCGAGCCAAGAATGGTAAAATCAAGTTTGCCATCCTTGGACATCGGCGCGTCTTTTGCCTTCAGCGGAACGCGGTTGACCACGCAGACAATGGGCACACCGCCGACTGACATCGTTTCGCCATTTACGGCCGAGAGCGAACGCCAGCCAGCGGTGCGGATTTGCGTGGAAGCGGACATGATTAGAATCCGGTACGAGTCCAACCCTTAAAGAACAGGCTTGATTGAGCACCAGTGACGCCGTTCGTAAACATCGTCACCGAAGCCGCATTCGTGTTCTGGACAGCACGCATATCGTAAGCCGCATATAGCGAGTTATTATTTCCGCCGTTACCCACTGAAAAAGTGGAGAACTGCCAATTCGTTGTCAGGGCCGGGACGACGACATTGATATTCGTGTACAACTGCCAGAGATGTTCGTCGGCGGTGCCGTAAATCGAAAACACGATGTTCGATGCGCCGGATGCCGTATTTGCGAAATAGCCACCGACCTCAAGAGTTCCAGATGTCGTCTTAGAACAGTCAATGAACGCATTAGGTGTGCCGCTGCTGCCAGCCGAGACGAAGACGCCATTCGTGGTGTACGTGTTGCCGGACAAGCTGAAGAACGAATACCCATTCGTAAATTGACCGGTAATGTCGCCATAAAGGGCGTAAACATTCGTTGTGAGGACAGGCAGCATGTTGGTGCTGTTGTCGATTTGCGCCTGTAATCCGGCCTTTGCAGACCCGATGGCAAGCAGTGAGACCGCCAATATTGCGGCGAATAAGTTTCTAATTTTCATTTTCGTTTTTATTTGTTGCAGCAGATTTTTTCGCCGCCGCGGCAGGCTTCGCTGCGTAGCCTTTGGGCGGATAATTTTTGATGTCGTAACCTTGAGCGACCCACACCTCAGGAGTTGGCCCGTCGGTACACAGTCCGTTGGCGTCAAAAGGGTGATTTTCCGGCGCGGGATCAGCCTTTTCATCGGCGGATTTGCCCTTGCGCACTTCGTCGGTGACCAAGCCGTTCAAACGGTCGATTTCGTCGGCGTGTTCTTTCGCGCGGCGTTCGTCGGGTTCCTTCGAGGCTTTGCTCTTATTCTCCTCTTCGGCTTTCCCGGCGGCAACGGCCTGTTGAGTTTCCTTGTCGCGATTGGCGGTAAACGCTTCATGTTCCTGCGGGGATCGGAATTGAATAACCAAAAGATGGCTGTCCGATTCCTGATAGTGAACGCGCTCAAAATCTTTATGGACCTTATTGCCCATAAATTCCTTGAACTTCTTTTTCACTTCCATCAGCGAATCTGACGGCGTGCCCAAGAGCTTCCAGCCCCCGGTTCGCATCTTCGCAACTAAAATTGCTGTTCTCATAAATTTTGTTCTTCGCCGCAACGACCAGGCTGCGGCGAAGATTGACTTAATTATTGGCTGGTAATGCGTGCCAGGGCCGAGGCAACGCCCTTGTTCGCGCCGTATGTGCATTCGACCACCTCTTTCGTTTGATCGAGCGTGGCATCGCCGAAGCGGCGATATTCGAACGCAATGCCGGTCGCCGGATTGACTACCACGTCATAACGGGTCATCAGCGCCCGCACGTCAGGCGTCGGCATAACCGGGGCCGTGGCGATAAGCACCGCGTAAAGCCAGTTAATCCAACCCACGAGGTTTTCGTTAGCGGGCGAGTAGCCAGCCAAGTTCGGAACAATCGGCATATCTTCAAAGCCGTAAGCCTCTTGGATGACTGCTTTGCGGAGCGGGTCAGTGGCACCGTAGGACAGATATTGCTTAAACGTCGGGTCCTTAATGAGCGGAGTCCGATAGCGATGGTCGAGCACCAAGGCGCGACCACGTTGCGGCCAATCGCGACCGGTCGCCTGTTCCCATAAATCAGCGACATCATCGCCGGAGAACTGAGCCGCCGGGACAGCCTTGACGGAAGCCCCAAAGTTGGCAGCGCAGATGACGCGGGAAATGATGTCCGTGAAGATCAACACGCCGAGGCGGTTGGCTTTTTGAATCATTAATTTCTGTACGTTCAAATAAGGCTGACGGGCGAGTTCGTACGAGCTGAACTGAGCGCCAATCCATTTACGGTCGCGGGCCGTACCAGCCGGAGCATTCGCGCCGGAGGTGACGCCATTGCCGCCAACCACAACAGGTCGGGTATTCGTCACCGTGCCGCCCAAAAGATTTGCGGCATAGCCCTGCGTCGGATCCCAGCTATTACCGGCATCGGTTGCCAGCGGATAGAAGGGCACGTCAACTTCGTCCGTACCTTCAAGCGGCACGTTGTTAAAGACGGTGGAAAAGTTCGTCAACGGCAAAAGGACGACGGCAAATTCCTCAAGCATTTCTTGAAGGATGATCTGACGTTGCAAACCAGCGTCGATGGTGTTCGCATTGAACATTTCAACGAGCATGTTTTTATGCTTCTTGATCGTATTCGCCGCGATGATCGCCCGAGAGCTGATTTCTTTACAGGTCTTTTCGCCGAGGTTATTGTCCGCACGCGAACCGATGAAGTTGCGCATGAATCCAGAGGTATTCTCCAGAATGAAACCCTGCACCTCATTGAACGAGTTCCCAACAAGATCCGCGATTGGTTTCAGCGGACGTCCACCGATGTTCAGCGCCGGACGCGCCTTCAATTCGTCGATGTAGGTTTCGTCCTTGATAGCGCGGGCGAGAGCTTTTTCCTTTTCGATTTCACTCAGCTTGTCGTCGATGACGAGCTGGTCGATCATCGTGCCGATGCGAAGGCGCTTGCCCGTGTTGTTGATTTCGGTCAACTGGTTAACCTGGTCGCGAAGCGCTTTGATGTCGGCGGATGTCGCAGTGTCAGCCTGCGTGACTTGAGCGACAGCGGTAGATACAGCAGCAGTGGCAGCGTTGATGACTGCCTTGGCCGCTTCCTTCCGGTTCATAACCGAATTGAGCGCAGCTTCAAGATGTTCGTCGGAGGTCTCTTCAGAGATAGCCTTGCCATCCCATTCGGTGACGCCATACGTGTTAAGCATGGCGATTAATTTCTTCTTATTCATGGTTTTTTGGTGTTGTGGTTTTTGATCGCCGTGCCTAGGGGCGGAATTGTAAATTGCGGAAAGTCGATTGCTCATATTCACAATCTCTTTCGGCGTGAAATTTCTCGTGGCTTTTCCGTCGATGATCTTGTCAACGAGTCCAGCTTCTTCAGCTTCTTCGCCGGTCATCAATGTTTCGTCCTTCATCTTGTCGCGCCAGCCGCGCTTACCAGTGCCGGACTTTTCGGCATACATGTCCGCGATCTGGTCGGACGTCTTATCGAGGTCGTCGGCCGTCTTGCGCATTTCCTCTGCATTACCAGCCGCATATGCCATTGCGTCATGAACGAACATCTGCGAACCGCGATAGGCGTGAACCTCGTCGGATGCAGCCGGAAAAGCCCAAGAGGCGGTAGAGGCGGCGACACCGTCTATGACGGTGATAACTTTCTTACCTGTCTTGTTTTTCCAGTCCTTCAACGAGTTGAGCATCGTCATGCCGTGGTGAACATCGCCGCCGCGAGAATTGACGTGAATGTGAAGGTCGCGATCCGTCGGAGCTTCATTAATCGCCTTTCGAAATTCATCACCCGATATGCCGCCGTTGCTCCAAGGATCTTTGCCAATGGTGTCGTAAACCATTACCTCTGTCGGAGTCGGATCACCGTCGGCCGCGTCATTCCATTGAACGGTGATAGTGCCCCACGCGAGATTAAATATTTTCTTTTTCATTGTTCAGCGGGAACTGGTTCGTCTTTTTCTTGCATGGGATTTTCGGCTAGGCTTTCGGCCTGAGTGGCGAGCGCCAATTTTTGCAGAACATCAGCCATGGGCGCGGCGATGTCGGCCGGCTCAATTCCAAATTCAGCAGCTACGTCGTTAATCATTTTGACGTTCTTCGCTTTTTTTCGGATCAAGACTTCCGCCGTCGTGCCCTGACGACCGGCGATGTCGTCGTAATTGGTGACGCCAGACGCTAACTCTGCGAGCGTGGCGGCAGACGTGTAGCCGATGTCAACGTTGACGGCGCGGGGCGGAATGACGTGGCATTTATTCCAGTCGGCCGGAGCATCGAAACAGCGCGGATCGTTGTAACGTGCCCAGTTGGCGTAGTATCGATACAGGTTGATTGCTGTTCGCGCATAAGTGAAAAAGTGGCCGCGAAATGTCTCGTGTGCGTTATCATAAATTCCGCGAACGACCGTTCCTTGCATGCCCTCAATCAACTCCGGAAAAATCAGAATCAACGGGACGCCAGCGGTCTTTGACACCTGGCCGAGTTTGTATTTCCAATACCATTGCGTAGCGGCAGACGGATTTTCGTTGCCCTGCTGCTCAAGTTTTTCGCCAGTCTTCAGAGCAATCGTGCGGGCGCCCAAAATCTTCCGGTACATCTGAATCCGGCGGTCGATATCTTCGTCCTTTGAATCAGGTTGCGCGGTTGAAGTGCCGACAGCACCGAAGCGGCGAGCGCGTAACGCATCACGGTTCAGCTCACCCGAAGGCGACGTGATGATGTTGGAAATTTCAGAGTTGTTTTTCGCACGCTCCATTTCCATCGACTCAAGATCATCGAGGTCGTGCAACGTGTTCATCACGGAGTGATACGGCGTGATGCCGCGATACATCCCGATCCGTTCCGGCGAGAAAATGTGAATGCACTCAGCGACCGAACGAAACGCCCATTGTGTCGAAAGCAAATCGTCAATCATCCAGTAGCCAATCGGCCCGGTGACCTTGCCATCCTGACCTTTTCCGAGCTGCACGCCGTCAACTGTGTCGGATGATTCTTGAAGCGAGTAAACCGTGCCCGGCGCGGAGCAACGATGAGATTCGATCAGTTGAATTGCCGGACGGGACGGTTTACCCGAATTCTTGATGAACGTCTTCAGGACGAACAGATCATTCTCAAGATTCGCCGTCCCGGCGATTTGCTTATGCACCTGCGGCATGGGAATCGTCGAATCGAAGCAGGGATTCTCGCACCATTCCTGATACGACTCTTCCATTCCCTTGTTCCATTCCTCATCGGAAGAAGCGGGCAAGACGGTGAGACCATTCGGCCCCACCGTCCATTTGACATGCTCATCCCGAATCGCCTGCACTAACCAAACATTGCGTTCAAAATATCGAATCTTCCGCGTCATTTCCCAGCGTGACCAACTGTTGGCGTCGTACCGGGCGTCGCGATTGAAAGCGGGAATGTAAGACCTTTTTGGGGTCGATGGCTGCGCGGCTTCATAGCGGTTGAACAACTCGCCGATGGCGTCACCAACGCGCGTGCCGCCGGTCAGCGCAAGAATGGAATTTGCAATGCGGTCGATCAATTTCATACGAACTGATTTCCTTCCGCGATTCGCATTTGGCTATAGTCAGACCGCGATTCGGTCACAGCGACTTCGAAGAACATCAACCAGAGAAAAACTGACGAGTCGTTGACGGGTTGGCCGATTACGGTAGCTGGAACAATTCCGAACTGAGTACAGAGCTGAGCCCAGCGACCGGAGGAGTCTATAATGCTGGCGGGTGCGGCTGGCTTCGTGCTGTTCGGAAAAAGCGTCATCTCCGTAACGAACGCATCGAGTCCAACACTGGAACAATTCCAGATAAAAAGAAACGCTTGGTCAAAGTCGTCGATCAGGTCACGGTACAGCTCGACAATTTCTGTCTGCGTGATTTGACCGACGCCAGCGTCAAAGAACTCGACTCGTTGGCCATTACCGATGTTGAGCTTGACCGCGCCGCCACTGATCGAAGCGCGGGCGGATTGTTCCTGCTTTCGAAGATATGCGCGGAGTGAAGTAGGGTTTTGCGACAACCCGGCGGACGCCTGGAAAGCATCTTCCAGACGTCCGCGCTTCTCGCTAGAGGTTATCGCCACGAAGTGACCATGACACAACCTTCAACTATTTTGTTAGTGGTATATGTGGTAAATGCGTTGCGAGCGGTGTATGTGGTAAATGCGTTGCGCTACTTGACATCTAGCTGAATTAGTGCATTGCGCTTGAGCGCGGCCAGTGCTTTTTCGAGGTCGTAGAACACGCGCTTGTTAAAATCGCACCGCGCTGGAATCAATCCCCACACCTCTTCATTCCAGCGCACCTGCTCAACTGTCACGTTGTGGCCCCGGCTTTTTGACATGATGTCCGCCAGCTCTTTTCGGGTTACTATTCTTGATTGTTTCATTTCGTTTGGTTGGTTGTTTCCACTTCAGATACCTGACATTCGCCCAATGCGCCGCTCATGTCTAAAATCATCGCCGCGTAACATTCGCACACGAACAGATCGTTGCGCCGTTTCCGCTGTATCCACTCAACGATGTCCTCGCCCGTCCTTGGATGCTGCCGCTTCACGCGCTCCTCCGCGTCGTTATGTTCTTTGTAATTCTCCGACACGTCGGCCGGGATCTCGTAATCAGTATTTGAGCGGATGTAGTGAAGCCGCTCGCGGATTGCTCCCTTCGAATAGAGCCAAAACAGCGGCTCTCGCGGATCAGGTTCTGTTTCGACCACGCCGTTGTTGATTGTCGATTCGACGTACTTGTATTTTGGCGGATAATTCAACATCGAGTGCAGCGGCCGTTCTGGTGAATACGTCCGGCGCGCGCCGCCTTCGTGGACGTACCATTGTTCTTTGCCGCCCTTGATCGCGTTGATGCCATTGCGCATGCAGAAATTGTAAACATGATCCGTGTCATCCCCTGAGTCCGCACAACCATGATGACGTTGACATCCCAGCTCATCTAGTTTCGCAACGACCTGGTCGTCGGTCTCAAGCATGCCTTCGAACACAAGCCGACTTTTCAACGCGCCAAAGAAGACTTTAAAATCACGAACAACCAGCCACCAATGCGGCAATTCACCTTTCGATTTTTCGCCCGCCTGACGGTCGAGAGCAAAGACCCGCAGTCTCGGCTCTGGCAGCCCGGCCGGAGAAATCTTCAACTCTGAAAGTTTAATTGAGTTGATAATCGGAATATCGTCCGCGCTGTACGGGATGCACTCGCGCTCCTGCGTGTACCGCCGCCACGGCTCAGGATCTCCCAGCGCCCGAGCCTTGAGTGCGGAATGTTTTTCTTTGATCAACGTCATCCAATCGATGTAATCGACAATGACCGCCTGATAGGTGTAGCTGCGATGCGTCAACTCCGCTCCGGTATGCTGCGGCTCTTCGTACTGGCCACCTAACGACATTTGCCGACGCATGGCGATATCTTCGTTGTGAACCCTGAATCCGCACGGCATTTGGAATTGAATCGTCGACCGCAGCTTATTGTAATCGTAATCCATATGACCACGTCGGCATCCGTCGGCATCGTAGCGCAGTCCCCCTAGCTGTGGCTTATCGTCCTCCCATTTTGTCCGCATCCGATGCAGCTTGCCGCAGCCGGGGCAACGCACATTCCAGTGCTGGCCCGTGCCGTCCTTGAACGCCTGGTCGAGCTGGTCGCCAGCGTCGCCCGCATTCGAAATGTCTACGCTTTTGAAATTCCATACGGCCGTTGATCGACCGCGGGCTTTTTTCAAATGGCCGGGCTCCCATGAATGAACCTCTTCGTTGACCTGTAGCGCAATCGAATCAGAATCCAAGTTGTCCGGCGTAAATGCGCCCTGCATGCGGAAGAACACATTTCCGAAATCAATCTCACGCTCACGCACGTCGAGAAGCTTCATCCGAGCATTGATCAGCTCATTGGATTCTAGAATATCGCGGATGCGTGAATTCCAACGGTCCTTAGCCCGCTTGTCGTTGCTCCAGTTGTACTGCATCATCCCCCGGGCGAACATGATCCAGAACATGATTAATATCTCCCCAAACACGCTGCCGCCAGATTGGACCGGCTTCATCAACGTTATTATCCGGGTGCGCAAATCAGTTGCCCGTTCCATCGGCTCACGCAGCCACGGCGTTACGGATATTTTAAAATCCTTCGACCGCGCAGATTTGGGAAACTTCACGTTCCGCTCTGCCCATTCGATGATGTCCGGTTGGTTACCGGGGATGGCCATGATGACCGCGTCAGCTGGACGGTTATCACTCATTGATCTTTCCTTTCTTCGTTTTCCAAATTTCCATGCGAGAGCGCAACGACTCCTTGATCGACTTCACCTCGTTGGCAACCTCGCTGGCAATCTCGACTTCAGACTTCCCTTTCAACGTCGCCGGGAATTCGCCAGCAAGCCGCTCCAGCTCGCCAAAGAAGTTGATGCCGACAAGTTGCATGATGAACTTCTCGACCAGTACCCATTCAATGACACTGTCGCGCATCTTCTCGTACTCAATCTCCTTGATCATCGCCGACATCCGCTTGTCGCGCTTACTCCAGTCGATGGCGTCCTCGACGTTCTCCGGCGTCTGGCTGAAGAACCAGCTAATGAACTCAGCGATGTGAACCCGGCCATGGCGGATGAATAGACATCCCTGCCGCTTGGCGAACTTCAGATGCGAGATGGGAATTCCCGTCGCGCCCGCGCATTGCTCCATGGAGTCGTAAACCGGGAACTCCGCGAACACGCGCGGCCGCCCGCCGAGGTTCTTCGGCGGTGCTTTGGCTTTGGGTTTAGGAGGGCACTTTGACATGGTCAATACGCCTCCAGCTTTGGCGCTCCGAGCGTGACACTGCCGTCAGGGTACGCCGTGAACGGCACATGGTAAAGGTGATGGTCGTAGAAGACCGCCGCCCGGTGTGACGACTCTACGCAGACTTGCGCATGAGGCCATGACAGTCTGATCGTGGCAGCAACGTTGCAGTCGCGTTGTTCGAGTTGTTGATTGGTCGCGCAACCGCAAAGGAGGGCCGCGCAGGGGATTAGGGTTTTCGTTTTCATGTTGGATGTGTTGCTTGGTTAAAATCGGTCGTCAAGAAGGGCGGGACCATCCCGCCCAGTACCGACAAATAGACCGGCTCGCCCTGCAATATCCGCTCGATGTCGTCACGGTCCGGTTTCCACGCGACTACGACGACCGCAGTGCCATCGACGCTTCCGCCGACGACCTCACCGACATAAGCATTGATACGGATGCACTGTGAATCAGCTATATCGGCTGGCGGGCCTATTACGGCGTTAGCTTCTGGGAAGTTGATTGGTGTCATATATTTGTGGGGCTAAAGTGTAAAATTTTCCGACATGGGCGCTGAGTTCGCCTGCCGGCCCCCGCACGCCACAACCCTTTTCCGAAAGAGATTCCTTATAGACCCCCGCCCCCTCTATACGGCACGTGGCGTGGTCTGGCTGGCCTGTAGACGCTTCTAAACGAATAGACAGCGTGTTGATGCAGTCGCTATGAACGGCCTGCCACAGGTCAAACACGGCACGGCGACCAGCGCTGTAGATGTCGATACCTAGCTGACGATACTGACGAGAGCGGACGAGGAGCGCAGGACATAGGCGACTGCGACGAGTGACGGAGAGACGGCACCATGCGTCAAGCACTTCGATACGCTCGCCATGTAGCAGGTCACTGTGACAGGTAGTAGCGGCGATGGCAGGAGTAGCACCCATGCACCACATCGCCAGGACGCGGTCGCCTGTCATCGCTGTAGACGCTTTAGAAGCTATTGAAGCTTTAGTAGCGATCATAGCGACAGTTCCCCCTCCCTGTTTTGATTTGCGCAAACCGGAACGCGGAGGATAAGCGACGGAGGAGCCCGGAGCGGGTCGGCATCGAGAGCGAGACGAAGGACGACAGGACGCAGTCTCGCCCTCTACATAATGGCATCGATTTGCCATAGTTTTGCCATGCCTTTTCGGTGGCAAAGGCTATAGCAAAACGGGCTTTTTGCCATACGGTTTGCCATAGTTTTGCCATTAACATGTTAATAATCAACGTTATCATTTTTTCCACCTTGCTTTTGCTCCGGTCTTACCGGCGATTGAACGGTAGTTGTAGAGACTGACCCGTCTTTTCCACTCGTGAGCGGCCCTGAGTTGGTGCCAAAAGCCGTCGGATTCGAGAGTAAAGAAACCGTCGCCTGTGAATAATTCAGTCTTCACCTGAGGCCATTCCCAGTCTTGGATGTTGCCGACGCGCTTTAAAAACTCATCGTCATTTTTCAGACCGGTGCAATGCGTGCGGCTCCAATAATGCCAAATCAGCTTCAGATAGATGAACGCTGTTGATTTAGGCAAGCCCTCAACTGCGGTGAAGAAATCCTCACCATAAAAGGGAATGAATGTTTCTGGTGCGTTCATTTTACTTCAACCGTTTGCATGAGGTCGAACAACGTCGGCACATTCGCTTCGTTCTCTGCCTGTTCGCAGTAGCCGACACCACAGCGCCAATATTCTTCGTTCAACTCTGTTCCTATGGCTTTACGGCCCATTTTGAGCGCCTGAAATGGTACGGAGAAAATACCTGCGAAGGGATCAAAGACCGTATCGCCGGGATTCGTGTAGCGCGTGATTAGTCGCTTGATGATGTCGAGCTGCAGCGGGCAAACGTGCATCTCTTCACCGTGACGCGATTGCTCCGTGTTGAGTGTTCGCATCCTGGCAATGTCCGTCCAGATGTCTTTGTCGCGACTGACGGCCGGAAATAACATGAAGCTCGCCGGTAGTTTGCCACGTTCCTCAAGCGCTTTGGCCAGTGCAACATGTTCATCGTGCGAATACCCACCAGACAGACAGTATTCAATCCAGAGCCGCTTAATGTCGTCCATATTCATGTGAACCATGACGTCCGGGTCTGGTAAACGATTACCATTAGAGCGCCAAAGCCCCGCCGCGTCCAATTGCCAGTCTGCCCGGGTGTACTCTTCTTTGGATTTTTTCACCGGATCATCTGCGTAAGCATTGGACAAATCAGTCGGCAGTCGGCGAAACACCAAGACGTATTCCGGCATACCCGCGCCCATCTTTGTTCCGTCTTTTGCGTTCTCTGACCATCCGAGTCGATACGTCTGGTTGTTTTCGCGGACGACGTCCGTGTCGATGGTGATTCTGGCCAGCAACACAAAACCGTGCCTCAAAAAGAGTGCAGTCGTTTTGTCGCTGAAAGGATTCACTGTCGGGCCACCGAAACCAGTCACGTTGCCAAACATAATCCGGTCCTTGACGTGAATAGCCGCAATGCGGCCCGGCTTGAGCACGCGGAGCAATTCAGGAACAATAAAATCCATCTGCTGAAAAAAAGGATCGTCGCCGGAATTGTGGCCAAAGTCGTTGTAACTCGGCGAGTATTCGTACTGGTTGCCGAAGGGAATCGACGTGAGAATCATATCGACAGATTTTTCCGGCATCGCCTGCGTTTCCAAAACACAGTCGTTTTTAATTGCCGAGAAATTGTCACCTTTGACTTCAGCGCGTTCACAGCCCAGCGTTCGTATTAATTCCATGATGGTTTGATTAGTTAATTTGTTCTCTTGTAAAATTGCTTGCATCGTTGCCATGAGCTGTTCGTGCCGTTGCCACTTTGCTTCCAGCGCGTCTTTGATGGCCGATTCTGATTCGAGATAAATAATGTGGATGTTGACCTGTTTTTTTTGCTGGAAACGATGAATGCGGTGAATGGCTTGAATGAAGTCGTTAAATTTATAACCAACGCCGATAAAAATCGCATCCGCGCAATGCCGCTGAAAGTTGCAACCGCTGCCAGCAATGACCGGCTTGGTGGCGAGGATGCGATATTCACCGCGTGAAAATCCCATGATCAACTCTTCGCGCTCTTCCAAATCTTGCGAGCCGTAAACCGTCTTCGCCAGTTTGAATTTCCGCTCGATCATGTCGCGCTCAGCTTCAAGGTCATGCCAGATGATCCAATGCTTGCCCATTGGCTCGCTATCGACGATTTGCCGCGCTTTTAATACGCGCAGCTCAATTGACTCCCGCTTCACCTCCGCACTCGCCTTGAGCCCCTGGGCATCGTCACGAAACATTTGCGATTGCCCCCAGCTATCAACCTGCTTCCATGCCGTGCGATGATCAATGGCGATCTTGTGCCAATGAATTTTAATTTTAGGAAGGTCGTAACCCTCATCCGAATAACCGAGGTCGCTCGGCTTTTGCAGGAATACAGCCCAAGAATTCAACCAGAGCCAAAACTGCTTTTCCATGTGCGGATAAAGCGTGAGGTTGTTGGCCTGAGAAGAGTCGCGCTGAAAGAACCTCGTCAGCGCCTCGCCGGTATCCATTATGCCCAAAAAACCAGCGTAGTGAATCAGCTCCTTATAACGATTCGGCGATGGCGTGGCAGTGAACACAAAACGATATTTGACCGCCTTGAACAGCTTCAAAAACTCCTGATACGTTTCACTTCCGAACGAGCGAAGCACGCTAGATTCATCCAATCCGGCCCCGGCAAAAAAACTCACGTCCATTTTACCGTCAACCACCGAATCATAATTGGTGATGATGACTGGACAATCGGAATTGAAAGCTTCTTCCGTCGTGCGACAGAATTCAATTTTTAGATCCATTTCCGGCCCGTCCGATTGCGTAAATTCCTGACGCACTCCCAATGGTGCAACGATTAAATATTTTCCTTCCGTCTTTTCCGTAATCCACTTTGCGAGCTGCAAATGAATGCGCGTCTTCCCCAAGCCAAACGAGGCGAAGCACGCACGGCGACCGCCGCGAATCATCCATTGCGCCAAATCGCGTTGATGTGGAAACAAGCTGGCGTGACAATCGGACGGTGGCTCAAATCCAGCGACTTCCGCCTGTGGAATTTTCCGCTTGAGAAATTGCAGGTACGCAAATTTCTTCGGTCTCGGCGGTGGTAAACTCATGGTAAAAACTTTCTCATTTCTTTGAGGATGATTTCCGCGATTTGCGGGACGATGGCGTTACCCAGTCCTTTAAGTCGGTGTGGTCGATTGGGTATCCCATTAACCACTCGACAAATTGCGGGTTCAACCGGCCAGATGGCGGGATTACATTCATTGCTGGGTCCGTGAGTTGCCCGCGACGTTGCCCCGACTTGGCACTGCCCTTCCAATCGTTCGCCGACGGCGTGGGCCACAATCCACACCCGGTCTCGTCTGTGTCGGGCACCGACGCCGCAAGCCGGAATAACAATCGATTGGACTTCGTAGCCGATGCCTTCCAAGTCAACAAGACAACCTTCGAGCTCCATATTGACGAGGTTAACAACATTTTCACCAAGCACCCAATAGGGCTTCCATCTTTTAATAACGTCGAACATTGACGGCCAGAGGAAACGGTCATCGTCTGCGCCCCTTCTGTGCCCGGCTGTGGAAAACGGCTGGCACGGGAATCCACCGGTGATGAGGTCGCAGCGTCCATCGGGAATAGCTCTAATGTCTCCATAATTTATAATTTCCGGCCAATGTTTTTTGAGAACCGCGCTTGCATAGGGATCAATTTCGCTAAATCCAATCGTCCGAAATCCAGCCGCTTGAGCCGCAATCTTGAATCCGCCAATTCCGCTAAATAAGTCAAGGTGTGTTGGCTTTCTGGGGGGGGGGTATGGACAAATTACGTTTTGTTCCATACTTTTTGGTTAATGTCCGATTCGATTTGCGTCCGTGCCGACGCGCCGTTGTTGCGAACGAACTCGCGAACGTCCTTGCACGGTGATGGCGGCATCCAAATCACGGAAGCCAATCCCAATTCTTTTTTCAACTTCATCGCACCTTCGAGACCGGGTCTTTTGCCGGTCGCTTTAATTTCGTCGTTGTCGCTGACTATGACGACGCGGAATATTTGCAGACGGCGCAGAGCTTCTTTGATCATGTCATTGCCGCCGTTGCACGTTGGTCGGCCAATCGCAAAGAGACCGAGCGAGAGCAATGCGGCGGTATCTGTGGGGCCCTCGGGCAAATAGCAAATGTTCGAATCGCCGTCCCAATATTCTGGCTGAAAGATTCCCTGCCGACTGCCGGTGATCGCCCATTTGTCGCCGTCGAGATTGCGTAACCGGATTCCAATCACGTTATTGTCGCCGTCAAACATCGGGAACGCCCACGCTTTATGCTCTGGCGACCAACCTGCGCCAAGGTCTACCAATGAATCCGCCGCAACCTTAATAGATGACGCCAGCTCTTCGTATTGACTGCGGTGTGTATTGCTATACCAACGGCGCATCATCTTAGCCGCGTCGATCTGTTTCGGCTCTTTTTTAGGCGCAACAATTAATGGCTTAGCATTGGGAATATCTTCAAAAAAATGATACCATCCGCCATTCTTGGCGGGGTGCGGAGATTCGACACGTTGACAGAGTGCAGCGCGGTCGCCAAAAGTACACCAATCTATTTTGTGACAGATAGGGCAAGGTTGCTGTGCGTTCGCGTGTGGCCAGATTTTAGCGTTCATTTGTTTTTCTTTTTCTCTACTCGTTGTGGAATGGGAATTATAACCGTACACGCGATGCGGCCCGATTCGCGATCAACCCACATATTGACAACGCGCGCATTCTCGCGAAGGCATTCTTCACGAGATGCATAGGTTACGTTGCGTTGCATAGCCATGTGACCGGGAGGGATTGATAAAGCTTTTTTAGGAGGTGGCGTGCTCATGATTAAAATGGGATTGAATCCGAATCATCACCGCACGCGCCCGCTGACATGGCCGTAGCCATCGGCGACACGTCGGGAGCTTCGTGGACTTCTGGACGCTTCCAACCATTCTTGGCGACTTCATCTAGCGTTTTGCGAGCAGCTTCAAAAGTCATTTCCGTATCGTAACCGAAACGCTTCAGTGTCGCTGCCTGTTTGATGGAACATTTCTTGTTGTTCCAACGTTCGATAATGATGCCGACAAGTTGCTTGGCTCTGGCGAATTCCATTTGCTCCGGATCAAAGCCAGCTTTGCGCAAAATGTCCGTTTGTTTCGGCGTGAGTTGCTTGCCTTCGTCCCATCCGCGCTTCACGTTGGGTTTGATTTGAAGTATGTCGAACGGATCTATTTTTTGCGTCTTGTACGTCGTCTTAGCGGTGAGTCGCGCCTTGCGGGCCGCTTCCTGCTCGCGTTTCTGTTTGATTTCTTCCAGCCGCTTTTCTTCCTCTTCAACCGATTTGTCCATGCGAACCGGGCGCCCTTCGCGAATAGCTTTCGAAACCGCCGCTTCCATCGCTTCGTCGGATAAATTGCCGCCAAGAATATCAGCGGTCGTCATCAACTTGTGTTTTCCACTATTGCCAACAAAATCGACGATCAGACACGACGGCTTGACGCTGCGAGCGATGTAGCCTCGGCGCAGCGTCGGCACGGCGATGTTGTTGAGTTGATGCGCAATCGATTCGTGTGGGCGAGTTGCGCGGCCTGCCATCTGAGAATAGAGAGCGCGTGACTTCGTTGGTCTGGCCATCGAAATGACTTCTACACCAGAGTCGTCAAAGCCTTCAGTGAATACGCCACAATTCCAGAGCCACTGAATTTTTCCGGCGGCAAACTTTGCAATCGTCTGCTTTCGTTCAACCTCATCCGTTTTTCCACAGACGAAAGCCGACATGTTGGAGCGATGGCGGTTGAATATGTCGGACAGAATCCGCGCATGATTCACGGACGCCGCAAAGCCGATACCGCGCTTGTCGCCAATGATGTCGATGGTAGGCCCGGCGATGCCGTGCAAGTTTTTTTCCATTTCCATTACGCTAGCGAGGTCTGCGCCGTTCAAATCACCGGCCGTTGTCCGTACGCTGGAAAAGTCCAGCGACTCAACAGAGACCATTTGTTGTTCGATTGGGACCAGCCAGCCATCTTTGATCGCGTCCAAAATCTCGTAATCAAAAGCGACCGACTCGAATACCTGGCCAAGCGCAGCTTCGTCCGAACGGTCTGGTGTCGCCGTCACGCCAAGAACTTTCAGCGCCGGATTTGTCATGTAGTAGTCGATGACTTTACGGTATGACGGCGAGATGGCGTGGTGCGCTTCGTCGATGATGAGACAGCCAAAATCTTTCGGGTCGAACTTGCCGATGCGACCACCGCCGTCGCCGCCAGCGACGTGCGTCTGGATTGTCGAGACGACGACCATCGATTTTGGTGCGAACAAATCGGCGCTCATCTGCGCTTTTAATTCGCCCATCTCTACATCGACGCCAAGGCCGGTTACAGCGGTGATTTTGTCACGCGCCTGAAAAATTAACTCCTGCCGATGCGCAAGAACCATCGTGCGCAAGCCTTGTGCGGCCATCTCGCCGATGATGGAAGCAAACACGACGGTCTTGCCGCAGCCCGTCGGCATGACGCCCAACGTCGTGCGCGATTCTTTCCACCCTTCGATGGTCGAGCGAACGGCAGAGAGTTGATAGGAGCGCAGTTTCATTATACAGTGACTTCCTTTAGCTCCCATTTAAACCGGTCGTAAGCCTTCATCGTGACCGGAAACAATTGACGCGTGATTTCCTTCATGGCGCGACCATAAAGTTGATGCTCGTACTGCGCGTGTGGATCGTCGCGCAGGCTGAAAAAATGCAGGAGATTTTTTAGATCCCAACAGCAATAGAATTCGGTGTAGATGTTCACCGGCAAAATCATCCTGGCCATCTCACGAGCGACACCAACCGCCAGCAGATTCTCGTAGAGCTGATATGATGCCTTGGATGCCCGCAAAAGCTCTGTGGATAGCTGGTCGTGCGTGTAGATATTCTGCTGCTCGACCGGCAATGATTGGTCATAAAATGAATCAACCTCATTGGACGACTGCTTATTCTTTTTGTCCTGCGCTCGCCATTTTTCCGGGATATAGAAATCATCCGGCAGTTCGGTGTATCGCGCGGACACCTCATTGAAATTCTGCATCCGGTGCCGGATAAATTGCCGCTGGATGAAGATCGGCATTTTGATGTTGAACGTGATCTTGCACATTTCGAACGGCGACGTGTGCCGGTTTTTGTACAGGTAGTTTAACAACTTTTCGTCTTCAGATTCACCCTTGCTAGGGGAGCGATAGCTGACGCGGGCCGCTTCAACGATGCGTTGATCAGTGCCCATGTGGTCGATGTAACGGACATAGCCCTTGTTCAGGACTGGGATTTCAACTGGGGTTTGCATTTTGTGTTTTTGGTTTATTGCTTTCTTCTTTTCTCTGTTCCGTAACGACATCGCACGCGGTCATCACCATTTCCGACATGACGCGGGCCGTCGGGTAAGACTTGTTATGTTCCTCTTCGGCGCGATGGTGAAGATCGACGATTTCAAGATCAGTCAATCCAGCAACCTTGGCGTGGATTTTCCAATAGACGTCGAATAGCCCCGTGTTGGCATCGTTGATAATATTTTCGAGTTTCATAATGGCCCGCAGGGCACACCGTTGCTCATGTAGACAATCGCCAGAACATTATTGCTAGTATAATAGATCACTGAATAACGGTAATAACGGTTGGTACTTGTATCAATGGGGACAAAATTAACCACGTAGGGGGTGGAAGAGACCAGATGCCAAGCTGACTGCGGACGGCGAATCCACCAAACCAATATAATGCCTATAACAACTATTGTTAGCAGGATTTTGTTTAGCAAGTTGTTGTGTTTTTTCATATTGTTATTTGAATAGTGATTGTTAGGGTTGCGAGTCATGGAAAATTGGTGCGGGCTCCGGATATTCGACGGTGACACAGGACCAGGAGCGCGGCTGTTGATGACGCTTTCCGTTTTTCTTCCAACCGTGGACGACGATGCGACCGCCCGCGTTGAGCCATTTCTGTGAGCGCGGCTCCGCTTTGATCTTGTTGATCCGAGCCGACATTGAGGCTACTACGGTCGTCTGGACGCCGACGATGCCGCGATAAGGACAGATAGCGACGATGTCGATGAATCCAAACAGATCGACCCTGACTCGTGCGAACGCATTCCATTTCTCCACGATCTGACATTCGTAGCCGTCGGCGCGGAGCAGCTCCAAGCTGCGGGCCGTGGGTGATTTCTTTTTGCTCATATTACTTTTTGATCGTGCGAAGTTTCCGCGTCTCTTCGCTGATGAAAGTTTTCCAGTAGAAATCAGAGATGAAGCCGCGCCCTTTGCAAGTCGTGCAACCCTTCGCCATGACGCCGTTGCAGGCCGGGCAGACAGCGTGAGGCTTAGCGCGTTTCGCGTCGGCATAGGACAACTCAAGATCGGCAATGGTCGTTATCAAGTCGCATTCGACGTAACCAATGTCCTGAGCGTCTTGGATTTTCTTGAACTCGCCCTTGAGCAACGAAATGCGTGACATCTTGTCCTGCGCTTCCGCTGCCATTCGCGTCCAGAGTTCGAGACATTCCGGCGGCACTTCGATGCCGGTCGAATCCAGTGGCCCTTTCGGTTCCGGCTTGGCGGCAGGCTTAACAGGGCGAGGTGGCACAGTCGTTGCTTGACGCGGCATGTCATCTTTTGAAATGCCTGTTAAATGGGCTTTTTTATGATTTGAACCTTCAACGGTTGAAGGTTGAGCTGGTAGCATTTTGCGCGGAGGTGGAAGATTTCTAACTTTTCCATCACCTCCGGTTCGAGGAGAACTTGCAACGGTTGCAGGTTGAATTTCCTTTCGCACGGAAGAAATAAAAGTGTTAGAGACGGCGCAAATTCTTCCCAGTTCGGCATCAGCCAGCTTCGGAAATTCACGCAAAGCAATCTCAGCGGAGTGACGCTTATCTTTGTTCGTCAACCGCAGTCCGTGCGTTGCATTCGCGCCAAGGGCAAACTTAAGAGCTTCTGACTTAGTTCCGGTTCGGATTTCCGCCATGATATTTTGAGCACCATTTTCCTTGGCCGCTTCAAGCCGGTGAAAGCCGTCGGCGAGATAGTGGTGATTTTCGTCGCGAAAGACAATCACCGGAGGAAATTTAGAGCCGCCCTTCAGAGCTTCCGCCAATTCTTCGACATAATCAGAATTGATTTGAGCGCGAACTTGCAACCCATCGGTGAGAATGGATGCGATTTTTAGTGCCATTATTTTTTGCGTATCTTTCATAAAATTAGTGCCGGTTTTGACAAGACCCGGCAACTTGATTTTGTTGACTTACACTCCAAGTTCTTCCGCGACTTTGCCCCATTCTTCCGGCGTCAAGTCCGAGCCGTCGCTGCCAGGCTTGATCTTGTCCGTGATCGACCAGAACAGTGTGCCCAGCTCGTCGGGCGATTTGCCGCTATTCGCGCTTGCAGCTTCAAACCTCGTCCAGACCTCTTCTTGCGAAGAAACGGCTGGCGCGACCACGGCAGGAGCCGCAGCGGGCTTGCGTGATGGAGGACCGCCAGCCGCAGCACGCGGCGGAACTTTCGCGGGAGCTGCTGCCGTCGCAGGCTTCGGAGTCAGCGGAATCTCAGCTTGCGCTGCCGGTGCAGCTTTCACGGCGGGTTTCGTTTCGACCTTGCCGCCAGTCGCTGCCAGCATCGCTTTCAGCTTGCCGCCGAACTTCGTCAGAATCGCTTTACGATCCGCCAGCGCAACCTTGTCGGGCATCTTCGCGCTCGCGCCTTTCGGATTGATCCATTTCACTTTCCAGATTTTTACTGGGCTGCCAGTATTTTCCGGGTCGTAATCTTCCAGGCCGCCAACGGCGTCAAACTCGGTGCCGACGGCTGCCGATTCTAAGTCGAATGGATCAGCCGACTCCCACGCAAAAGCTTTGCGGAGATTCTTGATGTTGTTTTTCATCGGCACGCCGTCCTTGCTGACAATGGTAACCGTTGATTTGTCAACCCAAGGCACTTCAGAAAGAAGTTCGACCGGCACGGCAGCGCACAGGGCACCAGCATCTGTGACGTAGACGACGATGGGTTCCGGCAACTTGGCCGGGTGTGTTCCTTCGAGGGGCATTTGTTTGCTCATAGTTTTGATTTCTTTATTTGTTGTTGGTTTACCGAAACTTATTTGATGATTTCTTCCCACGGAGATTGACCTTGAACGATGTCGATTGTGCCGGAGCAAGTGCGGCTCTTGGCCATGCAATGCGGCAATTCCGACGCATGCAACGTGCGCGTGCCGGACCCTTGCGCGACACCAGCCTTATCGACTTCCACGTCATAACCCAGGAACAAGACGTGATCAGCCCATTCCTTGACGCGATAACGGATGGATGCTTTGCCGCTGCCGGGATTCTGAAGGCGCGGCTCGTAGCGAAGGAAATCTTCACCCTTCGGATTTGGCACCGTCGCCGTGCATTCGTGCGCAATCAGAATGACGTTGCGTCCGGCGCGTGCGTGTCTATCCAGCACCGAAAGCAATTGCAGGAACGTTTCGAAAATGTGCTGATAGCCCTTGCCATAGCCGTAGTCTTCCAATTTGTAAACGGTATGACCTTTTTCATTTTTAATCGTTTTGAGCACTTGCGCCATGCACAGCTCTTCCAGCTTTGTGACGGTGTCCAAGACGATATTGTCGATGTCGTCCCAGCCAGCGGAATTTAGCGCGTCAATGACATCTTGCCATGTTGCGGCCTCGACGGTGGCGGGCAGGGGAATGTCTTGCGCTTCCAATTGACTGCGCAGGACCGACAGAGATTCGTCGGCGTCAAGGACGGCGGTACGACCAGTCATTAGACACGCCAGCGTTGTCTTACCGATGCCGCCAGTGCCATACAGACAGACGCGGTGACCTTTCTTTTCCGTGATCTTGCCAAAGGTCACGGTTGCTTTTTGTTGGGGCTGTGGCACGGGCGCGTTAAGCGTCGATGGCCGTTTCGGTATCGTCATATAATAGCTCTTGTAACTCTGGATTGAATGGCTGGACGCTAAATCCAGCCGGGGGTTGATTGATGTTTACCGACAGATTTTGCAGACAGAAATCTTTGTACTCGCAAAAGTTGCACGTATCCTTTGAGACATTGCGCGGCCAGACTTCAGATCGGCGCGTCTCTTTGTCTGTAGCCGTGAATTCAGCGTTGCGGAAAAAGTTGATCATTCGCGCAAGGACGATTCGCTGATTTTCAAAGTCGGCCAACTCGCCGTCGATAACTGGGACCGACTTGCGACAGAAATAGAAATCAGATCGCGTCTGGGTGTCCTTGTAAAGCCGGTCGCAATATTCATCCGGCGTCTCAAGGTGTTGCTTGACGACGTAACCGGCCTTCGTGTCGCCAGTCAGTCGCGGCGAGCCGTCCTTCTTGAGCACACGATTGCCGTCGGAATCGACAACGATCTTCAACTGATTCTCATCAAGATCGTCCAGCATCTTCGGTTTGATGGCAGTTTTACGGGTAACATCGTAATAGACCTCTTCTACATCCCAGCCGAGCCGACGCGCTTCGACGATGTAATTCAACACCTGCATATTGAAGCGCAGCCGCATCCAGTAATCGGAGTCCGGCGCAACACTGTCGCTGGTCGTCTTCGCTTCCAGTAGGACCAAGCGGCCATCTTTGAGAGCGCCAAGGCCGTCCATCTTCCCTTCAAGCGAGAAGTGTTGCAGTCCGATTTCGCCGCGAAAGTCTGCGCGGAATTGTACCTCTGGATTCAGATGACCGACGGTCTCACGCGGGCCGTAGTAATCGTAATAGCCAGCCAGCAGAGCCGACACCGTAGCGCAAGCATAGGCGTCAAGGTCAACTCCTTCCGGGACGGCAATGGCGAGAGCGGCATCGTAATCAAGACCATTCCAACGCGCTTCCATGCCACGAGCCCAGGCGCTGCCGAACCGCAACGCCACGCCAGTCGAATCGCGGCGCAGTCCGATTTCATATTTCCAAAAGTGCTGACGTTGACACTTCAGCAGGCAGTTCATTCGTGACGCTGTGATGATGTTATTCATCTGATTTGAGAATGACCGAATTAGAATTACAGCCTTCAGGGCGAACTGCCGTCACTTCTTCATTGACGTGAGTATCTTGTAACTCTTACCGTCTTTACCTTCGCGTTGAAATTGAATCGACACCTTTGCCGTCGGCTCGAAACGTTGCAGCTCTGCGATTAGGTCTCTTACTTGCATTTGACCTCCTTGAAACAAGCCGGACATCGGACGGCGGGTTTTGTGATCGCGCCACGCGACCAGATGGACGTCCAGCGACAACCGCATGAACATTTCAGGTCGATGACGACGGCGGGGATTTTGGGTTTACGGCTCATAATTCTTCGTTGATTTTGGTGTCAGTTATTTCCTTCAAATCGTCAGGAGAGATCGTGTCATCTTCCTTGGCGCTGTAGAGCAGGCAAAGTGTGATCGCGAAGCACGCGAACATAAAAAAGACGATCAGCATTATCCAATGGCATGCAGTCATAAAAGGGGGCGTTACCGCGCCAGCCGTCAATCAGCCGACGCGGTAACGGGTTGTTGGTTTAGGGTTAAATCTATGCGACGAATCACGTCGCCGGGGTCGCAGACCGTGTTAATCGAAATTGTTTCTTTACCAGCTTTCGCCGTAGCGCGAGAAGCTGATACGCGGTCAACGGTATACTCGCGTCGCCCAAAGAGAATGATATCTCCAACCTGTCGCCGGATGCTTCCGGGAAGTACGTCGTACGAACTGTAATCGGTCGTGATTTGCGGAATTGAATTGGTATCGTCTTTTTCATTTTCTTCCTTTGGATCAACGCCGCCGACCAAGTACAGGTGCGACTTGGTTCGAGTCAGCGCCACATAGTAAATATTTTCTTCCTCGCCACCCTTGGACGCCCTGAAAGTTTCTTCCAGCAAGAACACTCGTTCCCATTCGAGACCCTTCGCTTTATGGACGCTGGACAGCACAACGGCGGGATTAGAATTCGTCGCCGAATCTTCAAACAGCGATTCAATATTCGCCGTCACCTCTGCAACCGTGTCGCAGTCTTCCGCCAGCGCCTCAATCGTCTGCGCCACGTCCAGAATCTGCTCGATCTTCTTGTCCGCGTTCTTCGTGCCTTCCAGCCGCATACATTGCTTGCACTTCCAAATTTCTAGTAACTTGATCAATGCCGGTGTCGTCGCGTCGGGATATTTCGACAAGCTGCGGATGGTGGCGATGAGCTGGCGCCCAATGTCTTTGCCTTCGATACGGGCCGGAATTTGCAAACGTAAAAGACGAAGCGCAATCGGCATCAGTGGCGCATTCATCCGCGACAATATCGCGTCCAGCGGCTTCACGATCTTCTCGATGGTGCCGGGGGTGATATCCTCAATGTGACCCTTCGGAGCTTCCGGCGCGGCCTTGTAATCGGGAACGTACTTCGCGGCCATCTCGACAACCATGCGCGGGCAACGGTATGTCGTTGTCAGCGAAAATTCCTTAGCACGAAGAATCATCTTCATCATCCCCATGCCGTTCTGAACCGCGCCGCGGAATCCGTAGATGGCTTGGCGGTCGTCACCTACCACAACTATTCGGCCCGGCTTCTTACACGCCTGCCTGGCCATTGTGAGCTGCGGCAACGTCATATCCTGCGCCTCATCGACGCAGACGAGATCGTAACGAGGTGACACCCACGACATGACGACCGGGAGCCAAACCATGTCGTTGAACGAGATCCGATTTTGCGAGTCGGGCTTTTTCGACTCCGCGAGAACCGCCATCGCCACGGCGCAACCATCGATGTCGCCGAACTGCAAATTGAGTTGATCCGCCAGCCGTTCCATGTCCGCGCTCGTCGTGTTTGACGTGGTGTTTTTCGCGAATGCGACCAGCTTCAGGACGTTGCCGCGTGCTTCGTAATTCTGAGCGATGGCAGGACAGACGCGCTCCAAGCGATCAACCTCGACGGAGTCGTCAGGCTTTGCGGAATGCCAAACGGATTTGATATAGGAGAACCCGAGCGAATGAAGCGTCTTCACCTCGACGCGGCGATCAACAATCTTGAGCTGCGCTTCGATTTGATTCTTCTTATTGAAAACGGCGTACAAGATTCGATCTTCCGGCGCGTAGACGAACGCCTCCTTAATGGTCGTCGTCTTGCCGGTTCCGGCGCGGGCCTTCACTATCGCGTGCCCCGTCCCTTCGCGGAAGAATTCGAAGATCGCAATCTGTTCTTTGCTCCAGTTCATTGCACCGCTCCTGTCGCATCGGTCCCGACCGGCACGTCTTGATTTTTGACGGCTAATTTCCCGGCGGGCTGGCCCGCGACAGGCGCGGCTAAATCTGGAAAATATTTAGCTTCACAGCTCGGACACACGCCATGGCTAACCGTCCCGTGCATCTTCTCCGCGCAAGACTTCGCACCCATATCACAACCACACCAGGCGCACTTGGTGTGTTGATAGTATTTCACGCGACCTCCTTTTCGGTCACGACAACTTTTGGGGCGTGCGCCAGAATGCAGAGTGACGCGGCCCGCTTCTTTTGCATTCCCGTGCGTTCGCTCAACTCATTCAGCGCGACTTGCGCCTCGGGTGAGATCGCCACATTATTATTATTTGATGGGGCGCTTTTCTTTTTTCTGCTCATGGGTTTAGTTTTCTCACATTTAAAAATATTTTGCAACATTTATTTTCAAAATCGAGTATAGAAAGAAAGTATAGTCAGTGGCACGGAAAATGTATTTCAACCATAACAAAAAAGTATACTCGATTTGTGAAAATAGTTGTTGCAAATAATGTAGAACCGTTCTACAGTTAAATCGTTAAGAGAAACTTGAACGAATCAAAATTATGACTACAACCGAAATTGAAAAAATCAAACGCCTCGCCTTGGCTTGGGCCGAGGCGTGCATCGCCTACGATTCGGCGAAAGCCGAGTCTGACGCGGCGTATGCCGCACGCGAGGACGCGTACGAGGACTATGACGCCGCTACACCGGAGGACTATGAAGCGGCGGAGGCCAAATACGCGGCCGCTTGGACTAAGCGCACCCGTGCGCGGCAAGGGCGGGACGAGGCATTGGAAGCCTTGGAACAATTTGACAACTGAAAATATGCAGCGAAAAAATTAACAACTGAAAATTATGAAAACCAACAAATACGCCGAAGTGTCCACCAACGGTACATCGTTCGTGCTTCAAGCCACGACCAAGCCAATTAAGAACGGCAATGGCGGGAGGAGCGCGAAGTTTAAGTACGAACTGGCTCGCGGTAGTTCGCCGCGCCTTTTGGCCGAACAAGCGGTCAAGGACGGTTATACTCTTTTTAGTGTCCCGACCGCTAATAGCCGTTACGCCATGAAAGGTAAAGACGTGGCCGATTGGAACGGTCAAATCGTCGGCCAATATCCCGAAGCCATGACGCCTAACAAACTTTAACAGCTTAAAATATGAATCCCGAAAAAATTGAAAAAATCAAACGCCTCGCCTTGGCTTGGGCCGAGGCGTGCATCGCCTACGATTCGGCGAAAGCCGAGTCTGACGCGGCGTATGCCGCACGCAAGGCCCGTGAAGCACGCAAGGCCCATGACGCCGCTCCACTGACGGCCTATGAAGCGGCGAAGGCCGAACACGACGCCTGGGAAAAACGCAACCATGCGCGATACGTGCGGGATGACGCTTGGGAAGCCTTGAAAGAAGCCTTTGAAGAATTGGGCAATTAAACCAAAAAATAATATGAAAACCAACCAGAAAATTCGCAAAATCGTTGACGGCCGCATGGAAGTTAGAATTTCTCGCGAGTCCGCCTATAAGCCGGGATTCAAATTCGTTCAGATGTATTCCCACGCCAACGGCTCTAAGAGGGTTTGGGCCGTACTTCAGGCTGTTAGCGCCGACCTCATCGCCGCTGGTATCCCGACCGGCGATGGCCGCGCAGTTCATGGCGGTCACTACTCGAACGAAATATCTTTCTTCATCCCCATCAATTTTTGAAATGGGCCACTGTATTATGACAACTAAAAATATGAAAACCCTAATCCCCTGCGCGGCCCTCCTTTGCGGTTGCGCGACCAATCAACAACTCGAACAACGCGACTGCAACGTT